GCAATGATCTTCTGGTCTGTCTCCCAGAGTTGTTTCTCGGCGCCCTCGAGCGTTCTGAAAGCGTGGCCAGTCCAAATCAGGGCATCAGCCTCGGTTTGCAGCGCCGCAGTCCCAGCCTTCGCGGCAGCGATCTGCTCCTCCAGTGCGGAGATAGACGACTCTCGGGCGGTCATGCCGAAGTTCTTGAGCTCCTCCGTAAATGACTTCGTCTTGTCGCGCAGCTCGGCTACCTGCACCGTGCCCTTCGCAAGAACGGCCTGGATTGCACTCTGTTGCGCCTGCGCGTCTTTGGTGTCCTGCGTGAACATGCGATATGCTAAGCCGGCAGCGCCAATGGCAATCGTCAACGCCGCAATCGCGATACCCACCGGTCCGCCAGTGGCGATCACGGAAGCCATGCCAGACAGCTGCCCGACTGCCATTGACACCTTGCTGCCCATCTGGCTGGCCCCTGCCTCAACAACGCGCATCGCACCGGCGGCCTTGGAAAACTTCTCTGGCAAAGTGTTAACGGTCTTGGCGACGCCTTGGAACTTTTTCTCCAAAGCCTCGGGGCCCTTCGACGCCTTGGCAAACCCCTGCGTAGCCTGCTCGGCAGACGCCTCGATCTCTATGCCTACTCGTGCCGCGTCGCTCATCTCATCCGCCTGGCCGCCCGCTCTGCCTCTGCACGTTGTTGCCTCAGATCATCGTCTTTCGCCTTCGCCTGACTGGCTTCCGCCTCGTGTGCTGCTGCCTCGCAGGCACGCAGGAGTTGCAACACCCACGCCGGTTGCGCCATGACATCCAAACCACCGAATGGCAGCACCTTGAGCAGTCGCCAGTCCTGCCAGATCGCTACCGCCTGTTGCACGTCTTGGGTGAGTAGTGACCTCGGGCAGCGACGGAGACGCAGCGCCCACGGGAAATAGAGCTGCGTCCCGTGCCTGCCACCGCAGTTTCGCGCCACCCGCAAGTCTGGCACCCGCCGGCATTGTGAGCATCTCCAGGCCAGCCGTTCGCTATCGCCCGAGTACAGGTAGGCGACAGCTAGACGGATTTTCCCAAGAGCCCATCCTCCAGGAGTGAGTGGTCCTTGACCGCCGAGTAGATGTCCTCAGCGATGGCCTCGCGCGCCTGCGGGTTGGCGAGGCCAAGCAGACCGTTGACGTCCCGGATTTCCTCGGCCGTCCTCTCGCCGTTCCTTGACCGCGTCACACGCAACCCGCGCACCTCAAGCACGTGCTTGCGTAGGGCCTCCTCGCGCATGGCATTGTAGCGGGCGGTGAAGTTGACCTTGCGGCCGAGCTTCGTCATGCCGAGCCGGTCCTCTGCGCGCCGATACTCTGCGGCGCTCATCGGGCTGATACGCACCGCGAACCGATCACCTTCGGGCAGGCTGCGGTTGTCGTCGATGTCCGGAGCGTACCAAACCGACTCATCAGCGTTTTCGATCAATTCGAGGGCCATAGCTGCCTCACTTCCTCGGTGCTGGCTTGTCCGGTCCGTTGTCTGCTGCGTCGGCGTTGAACACGAACGCCGATGGCACGATCACCTCGAGTCGGGGCTCGTCCATCCAGCGGCAGTCAACGAACTCACCATCAGGCTTCACCGAGGGCTGTACGAGCACCTGCGTGCAACCGGTGATGTACCTGCATAGCCCGGTGGCCAGACCTTCGAACCCGGTGATCTTGTCTTTCACCTTGCTGCCTAGTTCAATCATGACTTCCTCCTGCAATGGCCCGTCCCCATGACCGGCCTAGTAGAACATGAACGAAACCTCATCGCTCCCCGCCGAACCCTTGGCGACGAACGGCAGCTTGATCTGGAGCTCGTCGGCGTCCGGGATCTCGGGCGGCGCGAAGTTGTATTCGGCGTAGTCGACATCGACGGCGAGCCGTTTGCCGGCCGTAGCGCCGAGCACAAGTGCCAGGTCGTGCGACCCGAACTCATGCATGTTCGCCATGTGCACGATGAAGTCGCGACGAGCACGGGTTGTAATCGTTCCCGACACGTCGAGCCAGCCGGGGATCACGTCGGTGGGCAGCGAGATCAGGGCCTCATCGTTGTTGTCCTTGAGGTTGTTCTTGACCGAGATCTCGAACCCGAGAATCGGCAGCGCTACTGCATCGACGGTGAACGAGCCGCCGACAGTCGCGAGCGGCGTGCCGGCCACGGTCTCATCGGGCGTGTACGGGATGACGGCCGCGCTGATTAACTCCGTGACGCTCGTGCCCACGGTGAACTTCGGGCGCCCGTCCCCGTGGATCGCCGTGACCTGCACGTTGGTGGTGTCGTCGATTGCCACGATGCTGTTGACGTTGAATTGGTAATCGTCCGCGGCCTGCACCTGCATCGTGGTGACACCGGACATCGCAGCCGCAAGCGTCGACGTGCCGGTGTGCGCGTAGCCCATCGCGCCGCCCTCGAACTTCGCCTTGGCTGTATCCCCACCCGAAACACTCAGCGTGAACGAGTCGACCCACGCACCCCAGATCGAGCGCATGAACTCGTTCGGGAAGTGGTCCGTCATGGAGACCGTGCGGAACACCTGCGACGTTGCATAGGGCACAGGAGTATAGGTGTCGCTCGTTGCACCTACGTTGGCGTAGGCGCCGAGCGCTGCATAGTACAACTGATGAAGGTCCGGTGGCGTACCGGCCGTGCCGCTCGGAATGACCTCAGCCTCAAGCGAGTAGCCGACTTTCACCTTGCCGGTGAAACGCTCGAGTAGGGACCGCGTCTGCCGCGAATCCATGCGAGCTTTGCGCTCCGGCTCATAGCTGACATCAAACTTGAGGATCTTGGCCGCGCCTGTCGTGGTCGCCTTAACGAACGTACCGGCAGGCGACTCGGTCTCGACAAAGAACTTTCGCTCTCGCGACAGCGCATGATTGACGGTGATTCCCATGACCTACTCTCTAACCTTCTGCCCGCCGTCCGTGTCGTTCTCTTCGCTCGACTCTTGCCCGGGCTCCTCGACGAAGTCACTCCGCCGCCGCAGTTCCTCGACCACCTCGGGCGGGCCGGCGATGGTGTCGCCCGGGAGAATCGGCCGCGTGCCAATCCTCACTCGCCCCGGCTCTGTCCCGATGTACTTGACGGCCATGGTCCACCTCAGCTCGCCGTAATATTGCGCTCATAGACGACATCGAAACTCACGTAGCACATGCCCTTGCCCTCGCCGTGTGAGTCTACGTCCGGGTCGCACTCATCAGTCTGCGTCTCTCGCAGCGTGGTCATGATCGCGTAGCCACCGCGGGTGATGTCCGCGAACATGGCGGCGATGACGTCGTCGATGAGTAGATTCAACGCGGCCGACCTCGCGGCCCAGCCCCGAGTCTGCACGTAACCGACCACGGTCAGCGGCGTCTTGACGCGCATCTTGCTCGATGGGTAATGCTCGTACGGATCCGGGTCGAAGCCGAAGCCTAAATAGGGCATCTCCCCTGGCTTCACCTCTTCACGGCTGCGCAGATACGGCTCGACGGTGGTGACGGTCGTGTTGAAGCCACCCACCACGGTGATACCCTCGAGCGTGGTCTTCACGTTGGCCACGATGCTAGTCCTGGTAGGAGTGCCCATTACGATGGCCTCCCCACGGCGAGCGCGATCTTGCCCTTGAACATCGGCAGCACGTGCTTGATGACGTTCGCTCGCGCATGCTCGACATAGTTGTGTGCCCGGATCGTCACAGAGCGCATGAGTACGTAGTGGATGATGGACTTGGTGTGCTCGAACTCAGACGCGCCAGACCGCGAGCCGCGAATCTTCTTGAACCTACCATGGTCCTCGACGAGCAACGGCGCCTTGCCGGGACGCGGCACATACCGCAGTTGCCCAGCTGCCCAGTGGCGCGGCCAGAGCCCGACCGTGGTCTTCGCTTTCTGCGAGATCGGCACCGCGAGCGCCTTGCGCGTCTTGGGCCGGATCGTGCCGCCCTCGTCCTGGATGCGAGCGTAAACGGAATCGGAGAAGGCACCGCCCTTGACGCGGTCTTTCGAGTCGACAAGCAAGGTCGCCTTGAACGAGCGCTGCAATCCGCCTGTCCTGGTCTTCAGCTTCGCCTTGATCGAGCGGCGCAACTCACCGGCCGCGAACTCAGACGCCTTGATCACACCATCCCGGACAGACTTCGCCAGCTGCTTCTGGATGCGGGCGAGCTCACGCGGGACTGTGTTGGTGACCTTGGCTGCCATGTCAGATCCGGTCGAACTTTCCGCGAGTGAACGACGGGGCGATGAAGTCAGTGTCGCTGGTCAGCGTCTCGTATTCGGCATCGCTCGTGCCGTAGTGCGTGCAGGTAGCGCCCGTCGACGCCTTCCGTCGCAGGTTCGCCGCGAGGTCTTTACAGTGCTGAAACACCTGCGAGCGCTGCGCCCCGAAGTTGGGCGAGTTACGGTCGACGCGCTTGAGTAGAGCCGCGAGCAGCATCGTCTCTGCGACGTCTGCTGCAGCGAGATACCGGTCGAACGATGACTGCGCGTCGATGACCAGATTGATCTGCTCATCGGTCAACAACTGGTCATTCGTGTCCGTGTCGCCGACGAGCGTGCGGACCGCATCGAGGATCGCGGTCTCACCGTCGCCGATCTCCTCGACTTCCATCGCACCGTGGAGCACGAGGAGGGCGCCGTCGAGGTCCTGCCTCAGCTCGGATTGGAATGAGGTGTCCAGGGCGATCTGACGAAGCGCGCCCGTCGCCGGATCGTAGACCCGGAGGGTGCCATCGTCGCCAGCGATCGCGATCTCGCCATTGGGCAGCCTCAGAAGCCGTTGCAATCTTGCATAAATGCCATGACTAAATTCATGTACGGTAGCAATTACTAATGGAACAAGTGATCCCACCAATCAGGGCTATCAAAAGACTGTTGACGACATTCTTTCCACCTTCGAGTTTAAATGAGGGTGAGTTATTATTCCCACCCTCATCCTGGGCGATCCCGATCTGTCAGC